TCAAACACATCTGAACATACAAAGTTATGGTCAATAATCTTTGTCAAATCTTCATTAGTGAAATGAGCCATAAATTTCTTTATGCGTTCTTTCGCATATTCGTGTGTTTTCGGGTCAAGTTCAATGCCATAGGTATTTGATATAGCCTTAATTGGATTTTGGTTATTCTCTACGATTCTACGATAAAGAATGGCTATGATGATATTACCTGCACCCATAGTCGGGTCTAATGCGGTTTTATCTTCATTTATCCAAATTTCCTTATTTATTTTATCCATCATCTTTTCAATGACGGAATAGGGAGTCCATACCTGTCCCAATTTCTTTCTTTCTTCAACATTACATTCGTAATGTGCAAAATCATTATCAAATTGTTCTATACTCATATAATCTATGTATTTCATATAAATATAATATAAAAATTCAAATAGTGAGGTTATAAATGAATTTTAATTTTTGGAATCCTTTATCAGACAGATTTTTACAAGTAGAACCAGAACATTCCCAACAAAGACAAGCGGATGCCGCCAACAACTCCTTTGGTAAATCCGAAGACCCTAGAAATTGGCGAAATGCGGTTATGGGTTATAGTTCAAACTATACCGACCCAATTGACCCGTACGATTCTAATGGTATTATGTTTGATACTGTCTTTTCCACAAAAAGACAAAGAATAAATTTCTATCGTAACTTAGCCCTTTATCCTTTTACAAGAAAATGTCTAACTATGATGGCGGACGAAGCCGTATGTGAAAATGCTATGGGTGAAGTTGCTACATTTGATATTGACAAGGCTAGTAAGTCTAAGTTTACAGAAACAGAACTTATGACCCTTAGAGATGAATTTAATTATATCATAAATTGCGTAATTGGTAAAAACCAGCTTTGGTATTTGTATTACACTTGGTTGGTTGATGCCGAATTGTTCCTTGAAATTTGTTTAAGTAGTGATGGTACAAAGGTTGCAGGCATTAAGCAATTACCACCATATTGTACAATGTGTATCTACGATGATGGCTTGCTAAAGGGTTTCATTGAAGATACAAAGCTATTAGACCCAGAAAACCAAAATGGTGAAACAAAAACATTCACCACAAACCAAATTGCCTATGCTAACTATGGATTCTGGGGTAACAATAGAAATGATGTTCGTGGTCACTTGGAAGCCGCTATCAGACCTATTAACCAATTAAGGGCTATTGAAGATGCCTTGACAGTTTATCGTATCACAAGAGCCCCTGAAAAGCGAATCTTCAAGATTTATACAGGTAAGATGCCTGTCAATCGTGTTCCAGAATATATGCAGGAATTACGAGCAAAGTATCGTAAGCAATTAACCATTGACCCTGTAACCGGTATGATTAATTCCAATAACAATGTTCAAGCATTTGTTGAAGATTTCTGGTTATCCATTGATGCCGATGGTCAAGGTTCTAGCATTGAAAACTTTAAGGGTAGTACCGAATTTAATGGTCAATTAGACGATGTTAAGATGTTCCGTGAACAAGTTGCAGATGCCCTTATGGTTCCTCCTAGTAGATGGGCTACCGCTGATGGTGGTGGTGCTCAGTATTCACAAGGTATTGAAGGTTTGACCCTTGAAGAAGCTAGTTTCCAAAAGTTGAACAAAAGATTAAGAAGAAAGTTCTGCGATATAATCTATCAAATCTTTATGGTTCATCTTCAGGTTCGTGGTTACAAGAGTAAATTCTTGGATAGAACAATCTATAACATTGACCTTATTCCAGCTACAGACTTTGAATTAATGCGTTCATTGTCTATGTGCGAAAAGAGAGGTGGTGTTGTTGGTTCATTCTCACAATTCTTGCCTACACCTTCCAATGTAAAGCCTGGTAGTGAAGATATGGCACCGTTGTTCTCTAGACAATTCTTCCTTGAAGATATTCTTGGATTGACTTCAGAACAAAGAATTAGAAATGACAAACTAATTGAACAAGAAACATCTGAAATTATTGCTAAGGCACAAGCTGCTAAGGAAGAAGGCGGTGAAGAACCCGATGATGAAGGTGGTGATGATTTAGGTTTCTAAAAAATTATAAATAAAGTATAAAATACATTTATTTAAACACAATGGAGATATAAAAATGCTTTTAGAAAGTGCTAAGAAATACCTTGAAAATGCCGGTTATTCCGTCATTATGGAAAAGTCCAAATATGATGGAATTAAGGATAGTACCCCAGTTGTCAAAGAACTTATTGAAACCTTAAAATCTTCTGGATTGGAAGCCGATTTGAAGAAAGCCGTTGATTTGGAAGATAGATTGGCTGGCTTGACCGAAGATAACCTTAATGAAATGCAAAAGGCTAAGAAGTGGAAGGCTGAATGGACAGCAAAAGAATCATCCTTAAAGGGAACATTGGAAGATGCTGCTAAGTATCTTGGTGATGCTTTGGATTCCGACGAAGCCTTATTCTTCAAGGTTGCTAGTAAGGAAAACAAGGCTGGTATTCTTTTGGAAAAGGTTGAAACAGTTACATCACAAAAAGATGTTAATGATATGATTCTTAAAGTTATGCAGAATCCAACTGTTGTATCAGATGCTAGTGAATTGGCTCAACAAATGGCTAACGATTTCAAGAATCTTCTTCAGTCCTACTATCAAAGAGCCTTGGATGCTGGTTGGGTAAAGATTGGCGAAGTTAAAAAATCATGGAGACCTGCTTACTATGACCAAGACGAAGAAGGCAATATGAAGAAATTCATTGGTAAGAAAGAACAAGAAGCTGATAGAGCTGAATGGCAAGCTAAGTCAGTTGCCGCTCGTAAGGCTAAAAAGGCCGCTGCCAATGAAAGCTACATTATGGATGAAGGTTTCTTTGGTGATATTGTTGCTAAGTTCAAGGCTTTCGGTTCTTGGATTTGGAAAAAGATTACCGGCGAATTTAAGGATGCTCGTGTTGAAACAAGAAAGGCTGTAATTGCTTATAACAGAGTTCTTGACCAACTCATCAATGCTTGCGAAGATAAACTCGCTGAAGTTGAAGAATAATTAAACCTTTAACAAATTAATAAGTGGGCTAGAATATAGTCCACTTTATTTTTTATAAATACTATAAAGAGGTTTATAATGAATTTACAAGATTATATAAAAAATGAAATGGTGAAAACCAAACCTTTGAATGAAAATACAGCTGAAGCCGGTGATTGCTCAGTCTTTGAAGGTTCTCAATGGATGGGTTCACACCACCACCAATATGTAATTTGGGATAACTTAACAGGTTATGGTTACACCGGTGATGTTTTGATTGACAACCCAGACCATAAGACCGATATGGCTTGTGTTCCAGACCACATTCACTTGATTGTAAATTGGGAAGTTTTGCCTTTGGGTGATGGTCATACACACAAACTAGAAAAGCCAATCAAGGTACAACCAGATACCGATATTGATTTGAGAACCGTTCCTGTAGAAGTAGTCAAAGACGATACAAAATAGAGGTTTCTATGAAATTAGATGAAGCACAAGAAATTTTGAAAAAGAATGGCTTTCTTATGGAAAAGCATTACCAAAATGCTAGTGTAAGCTTCCAAGATGCTACTGGTCAAGAAAAGACAGTTGTTCTTAACCTTAGCAACATTGGTTGTAAAGCCAATAAGAAAGAAGATACTAAAATGTTCGTAATTAACTACTTTAATTCAAAGGTTAAAGGAACAAAGATAACAAGTGTAGAATTATTTTAACTCCCAGCCGAAATAATCGGACACGTTTCACACTCAGGTGGTTCATTTTGAACCACCTTTTTGTTCATTTATTATAAATACATTATGGTGATTGACCTAGAATAATTTTAGGAGAAATTAATATGAGTTTATCAAATAACATGTCAGTATTCACTACAAGTATTAAGAATCTTCCCGATTTGGCAAAGAATTATCTTTTCCAGGTGATTTTTGAATACGAAAGTGGTTCAGTACTATCAAAGGTAATTGGTACCGATGATTTTATGCTTCGTGCAAAGACCGCAAGTTTGCCACAAAAGGACTTTAATGAACTTACTACTGAATATATGGGTTCTAAGATTGTTTATCCAGGTAAAGCTACCGTAGCAGGTACATTGGAAGTTACATTTGATGAGTTCCAAGACCTTTACATTTCTAAGGCTTTACACAGATGGCAGAACTTGCTATTCAACCAAGGTTTCCAAAACGATATTGATGCCATTGGTATTACCGGTGGTGCTAGTTCTAACTACTTGAAAGATTATAGTGCTACTGTAAGAGTAGTTCTTTATGATTCTGCTTT